ATGGAGAAACTCCAAGTGTAATTAATTTGGAAGATTATGTAACGAAACCATCTGATGCAAACTTTATCAGAAGGGAAGTATGTGTTGCTGAAGCTATCTCTGGAGATCCAACAAAACTTGTTGGTCAAACTTTAGTAAAAACAACCGATGCCTTTGTAAATGCATCAGTATCTGCAGTAGAACCATTTACTAGAGATCAAAAACAGTTTTTCAAAATTTCTTTATTTGTAGGATTTGACGAAAATAGTTCTGTACAAGGAAATTTCCAGATCACTCCTTCATCAAAAGTTTTAGAAAAAGTTAGTGTTGGTTCTTCCGTAATATCGGTAGATTCTACAATTGGATTCCCAGAATCCGGAACAATGTTTTCTGGTGATAATACAATTACATACACAAATAAGAGTGTTAATCAGTTCTTAGAGTGTTCTGGTGTCACCAGTGATATCAATGCAACTGATAATATTCACTCTGATGATACTTATTTTGCATATGAAGAAGGAGACACAACTAAGAAAGTAGTTCTTAGATTGACTGGAGTCTTGTCAAACTTTGTGCAGAAGTCCAAAAATATTTTCGTTGATGAAGGTCAAGAAATAACTGTAAAAAATATTGGAACATTAATCAAGAATCCAGAACAAAACAAAACATATAAAGAAATTTTTGCAAATTCATGGATTTATAATACTAGTTCTTCGGCAAAAATTAAAAACATTGATGGTGCGAACGTTGAATTATTTTCCCAGATTGATAGATCTCAACTTAAGAAAGGTGATCTTGTAGAGTTTATTGATCTGACTGGAACGATAGTTTATCCTACTGCAACTTCCAGTGAACCATATGTCTCATCTGAGATTGCTACAGGATCTAAGACAGTAGAACTTGCAAACTTTGATAACAGTGTTTTTGTAAGTTCTCCCGATACTTATTCAATAAGAAGAAAAATTAACAAAGCATCTAGTACTTCTGTTAATTTTAAATATGGAAATGATAAAATTATATCAGATATACAAAATCTGTATGTAGATGATGATTTTGCTTATGTTGCATCCAATTCATTACCTTCATCGGGAGTAAGAGGATCTAGTCTGATCACTGATTATGCATACCGTATATCCAAAGAGTTAAATTTAACATCTATTTCATCAACTTCTGGCAGTCTTCAGGATGTTAATATAGCAACAGGATTATATACGTCAATTTTATTTGATACTAACGTTCCATTTGTTAGTGGTGATAGAGTCAAATATAATCCAACCGGTCAAAGGTTGAGAGGACTTGTTGATGATTTTTATTATGTAAAAGTTTCTTCTTCAAATCCAAAGAAAATTAAACTTTTTACTGCTTTATCTTTTCTTACCGATGATACAAATGCAGTTGAATTTGAGTCTGCAACGACTACATTAGAAACGCATACATTTGTTTTATATGATCAGAGATCACAAACAATAGATCCACAGAAAGTATTTAAGAAGTTTAACCTCAATCAGAACATTACGAATGGTACTGGAGAGAAGACAACTCCAGGAACAACAGGAATGTTGATTAATGGTGTAGAAATTTCCAACTATAAAACTTTTGATAAGGTCTATTATGGACCTATTGAAGGTGTCAAAGTATTGTCTGGTGGATCTAACTTTGACGTAATCAATCCTCCAGTTATTGAAGTATCTGCAGGATCTGGAACTACTGCATTGGTTCAACCAGTTGTGAAAGGAGAAATTAAAGAAGTTATTGTAGATAAACAAGATTTTGATATTAATGAAATTCTTTCTATAACTTCTAGTGGTTTAAATGGATTTGGTGGAAGTTTTGAACCAATTACTATTTTAAGAAAGAGGGATCTCTTTTTCGATGCAAGAGCAACTACAGATGGTGGTGGAATTAGTACAACTACCTCACAACTGACTTTTATCAAAAATCATAACTTACAAAGTGGTGATGAAGTTGTCTATAAAAACTTAAGTAATGAAAGTGTCAGTATTGGATTAGGTTTATCATCTTTAATTGATAACGCAACATATATTGCAAAGGTAGATAATGATACAACTATAAAATTATTCAATACACTTCAAGACTATACATTAGGAATTAATACAATTTCTTTTGGAACTACTGCTCTGAATGGAACTCAAAAGTTCCAAACTGGAGAAGCAAAGAAAACCTTATCAGAAGTTAGAGTTCTTGACGGCGGATCTTTTACAAATAGAAAACTTTTAGTAAAACCAGAAGGAATTTCTACTTCAGATTTCTCTATTAACTTTGCCAATCATGGATTCTCTAATGGAGAAGTTGTAGAATATTCTGCTGTAGTTGGATTAGGAAGCACTCAACCACAAACAATTTCTGGTTTATCAGAGTCAACTCAATATTTTGTTTTAACCAATTCAACTGATTCATTCAGGTTATGTGATGCCGGTGTTGGTGCAACCATCACAACAAACTTTGACCAAGAAAACTTTGTAAAATTTACTTCTACCGGAACTGGTTTCCAACAGTTCAAGTATCCTGATTTGGAATTAACCTTAAATTACAATACTGTAGGACTTGGAACCACAACACAGGTCAATAATGTAATTTTAACACCTGTCGTAAAAGGTAGCATTGAAGAGATTTATCTCTATGAACCAGGCACTAAGTATGGTTCTGAAATTTTAAACTTAGAAAAGAAACCAACACTTACCACAAAAACTGGTAAAGAGGGTCAAGTAAAACCAATTATTACTTCTGGTATTATTGATTCTGTAAACTTGCAGTTTGGTGGAAGAGAGTATTTCTCTGTTCCAGAGTTGGAAGTGTTTGACCCAACAGGAAGTGGAAGTGGTGCAAAACTTAGAGCAGAAATTGCCAATGGAAAAATTACTGCAGTTAATGTTATTAATCCTGGTATTGGATATTCAAATACAACTGTAGTAAACGTAATTCCAAATGGTTCTGGAGAAATTTTTGATACATCCATAAGATCACTTACAGTCAATTCCGTAGAAAAACTTTCGTTTGAGCAGCAAACGGAACAATTAAAAGATGTAGATGGTAGTCTTTCATATTCTGTAAACGGTTATTTTAATACTTTAAGAAACTCATTTAATGATACCTCTAGTGAACTGTCAGGCATTATTGGATGGGCATATGATGGAAATCCAATTTACGGTTCATATGCACCTGTAGATCCCACAGACATTAACTCTGGGATTAAAACCATGACTTCTGGTTATCTCAAAGATGCATCTAATATTGAAGATAGACCTCCACTTTCTTCATTCCCTCTTGGTTTCTTTGTAGAAGATTATAAGTATGATTCTGTTAATGGTGATCTTGATAAGAACAATGGAAGATTTGCAAAAACAATCGATTTTCCGAATGGAGTCTATGCATACTATGCAACAGTAAATCCAACCACAGGAGATCCAATATTCCCATATTTTATTGGAGATGAATACAGATCAAATACATTAGAAGAAAATAGATCTTTAGATCAAACCTTCGATTTTAACAATTCATCCCTGCTAAGAAATACTTTTGGGTATAGAATTGCGGAACCGACTGCAGATAATGATTTCATCATTGAAAGTAATGAAATTAAGAGACAAAAAATTGTTGTTGATTCAATTAGTGAAGGATCCGTATCTTCAATCAATATTTTAAATTCTGGTGAAGACTACAAAGTAGGTGAGACACTAAAGTTTGATAATACTGGAACTAGTGGTGGTGGACTAACTGCTAGTATTTCCTCGTTGAAAGGAAAAACAGTTGATAGTGTTGAAACTACAAAATCTACAGGATCAGCTACACTGGTTTGGAGAAATGATGGAAAAGTAGAAGTAGTTGTAGGTCTTGCCAATTACCTCAATTTTATAAAATTAGAAGATAATGATTATGTTTTAATAGATGATATAAAAAGACAATATTCTAGCACCGATACATCTGATATCAGAAATGTTTCTGATGAATCTTCCAAATTGAGAGGGTATCATAAAATTGACCTCTTAAACATTCCTAATGTTGGATTAACTACAGAAATAAAAGCAAATAGTGGTATTACAACTGAAATTTATGTAACAGATATACCCCCTGATGTTGAAAATTATCTTGTTCCTACTAATCCTTCAGGTAGTGGTGGTTCAACTATTGGTATTGGAACCGAAACCTTAGAAATTTTAAATGTATATCGGGATAAGAATGTTATCAGAGTGCATAGAGGATTATCTGGAACTGCACATACTGTAGGGATGGCAGTAACGTTCAATCTGACTAGATTTACAATAGATGCGGACGTTGATTATTTTGAGTCCAGAGTTCATGAACGTGTTAACTTCAATCCAACAGAATCTATCGGTATTGGAACAACTCCTGGAGTTGGTATTGAAGTTACATATAGTTTTGGTGATGAAATTATCACAGGTTCTGTTCCAACTCAAAGAATATCTCTACCCAATCATCCATTTAAAACTAATCAAAAACTTGAATTTAATAGAGGAACGAATTCGGCAATTTCAATTTCCACTACACCAACAGGAACACCTTTCAATTTACCAAGTGTTGTATATGCGGTTAATAAGTCTCCAAACACTATTGGTATAAAGACAACTTTGAATAGTGATGAAGTTTACTTTAGAGTGAATGGTGATGATATTGATGATTATTATTTCCAAAAGAATTATGATAATGTTATTGCTACTGTTTCCAAAATCAATTCTATTGTTTCAATTTCTTCTGCACATGGATTATCTGAAGGTGACCTTGTAACACTTAATGTAAAACCAAATCTCTCTGTAGGTATTGGCACTTCTACTGCCATCAGAGTAAATAGAAATTCTGATACTGAAAATATTCAAGTTAATCCTATAGGATTCTCTTCATCATCAGTCAATACTGATAGAAGTAGAATTACTATTACTGATCATGGTTTTGATACTGGTGATAAGGTATATTATGATGCAGATACAGTAATGACGGGAGTGCAGACGGGTCCATATTATGTACACAAACAAAGCAACTCTGTCATTCAATTATGTGAAACTTTAGTAAATGCCAATAGTAATCCTCCAGTAATCGTAAGTTTTGGATCTACTGGTGGTGCATCTCAAACTATTTCCAAAATCAATCCAAGAATTAAATCTATAAAAAATAACAATCTTGTTTTCGATCTTTCTGATTCTTCTTTGACTGGATATGAATTTAAAGTATTCTACGATAGAGAATTTAAGAATGAATTTGTTTCCATTGGAAATAGTAGCACATTCAATACATCTAGTTCTGGTACAGTTGGATCTGCAAATGCAACCTTCACTCTTTCTCATGGATCCAATTTCCCAGATAGACTTTATTACTCTTTAGAAAAAACTGGTTTTATCAGTACATCAGATAAAGAAGTTAAAAATTATTCGGAAATTTTATTTGTAGATAGTGTATATAATAAAGAATATAAAATTTCAGAAGTTGGAGTTACAAGTTTCACTGTTTCTTTAGAAGAGGATCCAGAGAGACTTTCTTATACTTCTTCTGATTGTGATAGTTTAGAGTACACTACCAAATCAACTTCTGCATCTGGAGCAGTAGATAAGATACATTTAGTTTCTGTCGGAACTGGATATAAGAAACTTCCATTGTTCAGTGGTGTTAATAACTCCAACGGCAAAAATTTACTTGTAACGTTAGAGACTAATACTATTGGTAAAGTATTAGAAACGAAAATTATAAATGAAGGATTTGAATATTCTTCAGATAAAACTCTTCAACCAGAAGCTTTCATATCACCAAAAATTACACTAAAGGATTCAAACACTGTAGGTATTATCACAGTTACGAACGGTGGAGTTGGATATGTAGAGGCTCCAAGATTAGTTGTTGTAAACAATGATACTAGAACAGAATTAGATAGTGGTTTATTAAGACCAATATTATCTGGTAGTTCAATTACCGATGTTTCAATTGACGTTCCACCAAAAGGAATATCAGATCAGTCTGCAGAAATCTTTGCAGTTAACAATACAAATGGAGTTAGTGTTACACAAGTTTTATCCAATAATACTGGAATATTTACGTGTGTATTAACAACTCCTTCTGCCGGATTTACTACAGATGTTTTTGCTGTAAATGATGAGGTATTTGTTGAAGGAATTACTAAGTACAGTTCAGGTGGTACTGGATTTAATGCAAGTGATTATGGATTTAAATTCTTCACAGTATCAAAATATGAAAATAAGTTGACACCAGGTCTTAATGCTGACCAAGTTACATTTAATCTGGCTGGATTAACAACTCAAACAGGAATAGCACAAACTATTACAGATTCATATGCTACTGTAGTTAATAAAACAAAGTATCCATCGTTCACTATTGAACTGGCATTATCTAATTTTGAAGTTGGTGAAAAACTTTTATCTGATGACATAGAAAGAGATTTAGAAGTCATTGGATTTGATAATACTGGTTTGATCAAAGTATTTGGTTCATATCAACTTTCTGTTGGTGAAACAATTAAAGGAAAAACCTCCGGAAACATTGCAACGATTGAAACTCTTACGAATTATGATGGAATTTATGAAATTAAATTCTCTAACAGAAAAGAAGAGGGTTGGGAGAAACAAACCGGAAAACTGAATGAGGATTATCAAGTTTTACCTGATAATGATTATTACCAAAATCTTTCATATTCTATTAAGAGTAGACAGCAATGGAAAGATATTAGAACACCAGTCAATAGTTTAGTTCATAGTGTTGGTATCAAAAACTTTGCAGATACCGAAGTCATATCTGACTCAGATGAAAGAGTTGGAATATCTACATCCGAAGAAATAACAACAATTATTAGAGATTATATCGACGAAAAGAGAGTTGATACCATCAACAACTTTGACTATGCTAAAGACATTGATATTTTAACTGATAGATCTAAATTCATAAGATTGAGTCAAAAGAGACTTACAAATTACACTGAGGCTCTGTCAAATAAAGTATTGAGAGTTGATGATATACAAGATCAGTTCTCTAGTTCTGATAATGAACCTCTTGAGTATAAGGATATTTTACAAGTTGATAATTCCAGTCTTTATAACAATTATATCTTTAAAGTAAGTGATGTCAGTGGAAAAAACCATGTTCAATTGACTAATATGGTATTTTTAAATGATTCTGTTAATAATAATAAACTTGTTTTAGAGAAACAATCTTTGGTAAATGTAGGTCTTGGATTTACAACTGAGAATGATGAGCAATATGGAGATTTTAGTTTAGAAACAGATGATTTTGGAGATACTTTCTTAAGATTTACTCCAGAAGATCCATATGATACTGAATATGATATTAAGTTTATTGAGAAGAAATTTAATAATTCCACTATTGGAATTGGAACATCCTCAATAGGATTCATAGACTTAACCAGTCGTGCTCAAACGGTTCTTATTAACACCACAGAATCAGTTATTGGTGTTTCAACTGATAAGTTCACTGCACTGTATGTGAATGCACTTGTTACTAAAGAAGTAACCGGTGAAACCAATTTTGTTGAATTATATTTAACACATGATGGAGATGATACAAATCTTGCAGAATATTACTTTGATACTACTGCAATTTCCGGTTCTAGCAACTTTATTGGTTCCTTTGGTGCTAGTATAAATTCTGGAATAGTTAGTTTGACATATCTTAACGATTCTGCTGAGGATGTCATCCTTAGAACAAGAACTGTTGGATTTGGAACAACCGCAGTTGGTGTAGGAACGTTTAGATATAGAGTGCCAACACAACCAATTGGTGCAGAAAGATCAGCAACATATGAAACTGGATTTACAACTACGACTGCTGGGGTTTCAACAGCATTCTTAACTTTAGATAAAAACAATTTTGATGCATCAAGATCTTTGGTGGAAGTTAGTATTGGAGACACTACCAAGTCAGTTCATCAGTTAATGATGGTTCATGACGGAACTAATGTATTCACTCAACAATCTTCTTTCATCTCAATAGGTAGTACTTTAGGTATTGGAACCTTTGGTGGTGAATTTAGTGGTGATAATGTTCTGGTCAAATTCTACCCAGATGCAAATCACAATGGAGATACAGAAATAAAAGCATTCAGTGAATGTTTCTACACCAGTGCCGATTTTATCAATGAACCACCATCTTTATTATTTGGAAATTCAATCGAAGATTTAAATACTTCACAGTATCTTGCAATAAACGGAGATAGAATTAATAAAACTGACTTTATACTTAGATCAAATACTACTCCAATTTTTGCTAAGACCATTAACCCCGAGGACACTACAACTCTCAATCAGTCTACTGGAGTATTCACTGTTAAAGACCACTTCTTTAGTAATGCTGAAGAGTTGATATACACTCCAGGATCAACTTTTGTTGGTGTTGGATCAACTCCTATGATGTATAAGCAAGGATCTATTGAAGCAGAACTTCCAACACAAGTATTTGCAATTGTTGTAACCGAGGACACTTTCCAAATTGCAACTACAAAAGCACATGCAACTGCTGGAACTGCAGTTACTATTACTTCTCCTGGTGAAGGTAATGCACATGAATTTGCAATGGCAAAGAGAAATGAAAAAGCAATTATCACCTTAGATAATATTGCACAGTATCCTTTATTGTTCACAAATGTTGCTAAAACCTTAAATGGCAGTATTTCAACCACGGCAACAACATTCCGTCTTAATGATATCAGTTCGGTCAATCCACTGGAATTATTAAAAGTTGATGACGAATACATGAGAATTGTTAATGTTGGTTTTGGAGTTGCGGCATCAGGTCCTATAACCAATACAGGCACAATTCCTCTTGTTAACGTTGAGAGAGGTTCTGTTGGTTCTGCAGCAACAAACCATGCTAATTCAGCAGCTGCTAGAATATACAAAGGATCATATAACATTGTTGGTGACAGTATTCACTTCATTACACCACCTAGAGGAAACTCTAACATTACCAGAACAGAAAACAACTTAAAATTTGAAACTTCTGATTTTACCGGTAGAGTTTTCCTCAGAAAAGATTATTCTTCAAACCAAGTTTATGATGACGTATCCTCTTCATTTGATGGAAAGGAGAGAACTCATACTCTAACGGTTAGTGGGGTTAATACCTCTGGTATTGGAACAACTGGTGGAAATGGTATTGTATTCATTAATGGAATATTCCAAACACCAACAACAGAAAATAATCCATCAAATAACTTTAGCATTATTGAAACACTTGCTCCTTCTCCAGGAGTAAGTAGTATTAGATTCTCTGGAATAAGAACAGATGGTAGTAGTAATGTTGTTATTTCCGAATCCGATGTCAATCAGAATGAAATTCCAAGAGGTGGCGTAATTGTTTCTCTTGGATTTACTGGAGGACTTGGGTATGCACCTCTTGCTGGTGCTGCTGTCACTGCTACTATTAATGGCAGTGGAACTATAACAGGTCTTACTACAGGAATAACAGGCGGAACCTTTGGATCTGGTTATAACCACTTGACTCCTATAAATGTAACCATATCAGATCCTAGTGGTTCCAATGCAGCAATTACAGGAACTGCAGGTATAGGAGGTACAGTAATATTCAATATTACTAATGGTGGAACTGGATACACAAATCCACGGATACTTGTATCAGAACCATCTTATGCTGGACTTGGAGTAACTGGTATTTCTAGACTTGGTGTTGGACCAACTGTAGATACTGGAGATGGATTATTACTGGATATTGTTGTTGGTGCCAGCAATACTGTTGGAGTAGGATCAACTTACTTTAGTGTAAATTCTTTCAATATTGCCAGAAATGGATATGCATTTAGAAAAGGTGATAAGTTTACACCAGTCGGACTTGTAACTGACATTAACGTTTCCAGTCCAGTATCAGAGTTGCAGTTTGAAGTGTTGGAAGTATTCCATGATAATTTTGGGGCATGGCAATTTGGAGAACTTGACTTTATTGACTCAATCAAAAATTATCAGGATGGATTTAGAATTAGATTCCCACTCTTCTATAATGGATCTCTGTTGAGTTTTGAAAAACCAGAAGACTCTAGAATAGAACTTCAAAATGCACTTCTTGTCATTATAAATGGTGTTATTCAAGAACCAGGAGATTCTTATACATTCGATGGAGGAACCTCATTTGCGTTCTCCGTTCCTCCAAAACCAACTGACGTTATTGATATATTCTTCTACAGAGGAACAAGAGGATTAGATGATGTATTTGTGGATAATATTCTTCCTACAATTGAGGCAGGAGATACTGTCCAGTTATTCAGAGATGATCTTGTCAGTACAACAAAAACTCAGGATCCAAGAACGGTCTTTGATATTACATCATCAGATAAATTTGAAACTAATCTCTACTTGGGTGATGGAATTGATGAAATTAACGACAAACCACTCTACTGGACAAAACAAAAACGTGATCTTGAAATTAATGGTACAATTGTTCCTAAAACAAGAAAATCAACAATTGCTCAGATATATCCAACAGCAAAAGTTATTTTTGATATCGATTCCTCAGATAATAGAATTTTCGTAGATGATGTAAGTAACTTCACTTACAATATGGGAACTCCACCTCCAAATTACAATGCACTTACAGCATTACTTGTTGATCAAGAAACAGAACCATCACCTGCAAATATAACTGCAACTATTGATGGTAATGGATCTGTCAACGCACTTACAATTGCAAATGGAGGAAGTGGATATACTGGATCTACAGTGCAAATTAAGTTCCAGAATCCATTTAGAGTTGGTGTTGGTATTGGTACAACTGCTACTGCGACAGCAACGGTAGGAGCTGGTGGAGTGCTTACCGGAACAACAATAACAAATCCTGGACTTGGTTATAGTTCTGCTCCAAATACTATTGTTCCTTTACCAGATCCAAATACAGAATCTCTTGGTGTTATTGCAGATGTCAAAGGATTCTCCGGAATCGTAACTGGTATTGAAGCAGTTAGTGGATGGGGTGGTCATTCAAAAGCACTCAAGTTCTTCCTCGATAGGGGAGCAAGTTTTGGGGGTGATCTTCAGGTTGGATATCCAATAATGATCAGAAATACTCACATTGGTACTGGAGTTACATCTGTTATTGAATCTAATTCTGCTGTTGTTGGTATTGGAACAACATTCTTGGATAATGTTTATTATGTTGGTGAGATAAGTGTTAGTGGTAATGTTGGTATTGTGACTTGTAATATTCATTCTTCAACAAATACATCAGGTATTTCTTCAGAAGGAGATTTTGTTGGTGAGTTCTCTTGGGGATTATTTACCAGCATAACCAGATCAAATAATCCAATTTCTATTGGAGTTACTGGAAAAACTGTTGATGTTGGTTTATCAACCTTCCCAACAATCCAAAGAAGAGGTGAAGGACTTAGAAAAACTGGAGCACTTCCAGAAACAGTTAACTAAACAATATAAATATCTAAAAACTGTGTAATATGGCTGCTATAGTAACAGACCAATTTAGAATTGCGAATGCTAATAATTTTGTAGATTCTGTATTGGATGCAAATAACTCATATTATGTTTTTCTTGGTCTTTCCAATCCAGGAGAGACTGGAAGTGCTGTTGGGTTTGGACGAACCACGACTTGGGGGGACACTCCGTCAACGCCCCCAAGTCCGGTCGATAATCAACAGTATTTAAGTCATTATAGAAATACAGCATTATTTGGAAAAAAATTAAACAGTTCCAATGTGAGAAGGGTTGTAAGAAAAGTTAGTTGGACAGTAAATACTCGATACGATATGTATCGACATGATTACAGTGGATCAAATAAGTCACCAAATGCACAGTCCGCAAGACTCTACGATAGTAATTATTTTGTTGTAAATAAAGACTTTAGAGTTTATATTTGTCTTCAAAACGGTTCTCATGGTCCCATTGAAAGTTTAGGATCAAATCTCACTGGAAATAATTCTCAAGATGAACCAACTTTTACTGATTTAGAACCTTCAGCTGCTGGAACAAGTAATGATGGGTACATTTGGAAATACTTATTTACTATTTCTCCAAGTGATATTATTAAATTCGATTCTACTGAATATATCGTTCTTCCAAACGATTGGTCAACTTCCACGGATTTCCAAATACAAAGTGTAAGAGATGCTGGAGATTCTACTGTAAATAACAACCAAATTAAAACCGTCTATATTGCTGATGGTGGAAAGGGTGTTTATACTGCAGGAACTTATGATATTAAAGGTGATGGAACCGGAGCAAAAGTAAATATTGAAGTTGATACAAGTGGATCTATTACAAAAGCAACTGTTGTTGCTGGTGGATCCGGATATACATTTGGAATTGTAGATTTCCAACATGCTTCCAATACTACAATTCCTGCAGGAGATCAAGCAAAACTCATTCCAATAATTCCTCCATCTAGAGGACATGGATATGATGTTTATAGTGAATTGGGTTCTGATAGAGTTCTTGTATATTCAAGATTTGATGACTCAACAAAAGATTTTCCAACTGATACTAAATTTGCTCAAATTGGAATTATAAAGAATCCAGAAAAGTACAATTCAAAAACAATCTACACTGCTAATGAATATTCTTCTTTGGGAGCAATTAAATTAGTTCAATCCTTTACAGGAACACCAGTTGTAGGAGCAGCAATATCTCAAACCACTGCAGATGGTGAAGCAAGAGGGTATATTGCATCATATGATGCAGAAACAAAGGTCTTAAAGTATTATCAAGATAGATCAAGAGCATTTGCAAATACTGTTGATCAAACCGATTCTGTAAATACAAGTTCAACTGCGAATATAGTTAGTTTTGCTTCAACAACTTCAAATATTGAGGGTAATATCTCTGCTGGAGTTGATATAGCATTTACTGGAATTACAACATCAATTGGAGACAAACAGGTCAGTTTAGGTGTTACTTTTACTGGAGGGGTTGCCGATCCAGAGATAAATAAAAACACGGGAGATATTATTTACATTGATAATCGTTCTCTTGTCACAAGAGACTCTAGACAAAAAGAAGACGTTAAAATTATTCTGGAATTCTAAAGAAAAATGTCGCAAAAAACAAATTTAAACATCAGCCCATATTATGATGATTTTGATTCATCAAAGAACTTTTTAAAAGTTTTATTTAAACCAGGATATCCTATTCAGTCTAGGGAATTAACTACTCTACAATCGATTCTTCAGAATCAAGTGCAAGAGTTTGGAACGCACATGTTCAAAGAGGGATCTGTAGTAATCCCAGGAAATCTTGTATATGATGGTCAATTTTATGCAGTAAAATTGAATGCGGTTCAATCAGGTGTTGATGTTTCTTTATATGTTGATGAGTTAGTTGGAAAAACTGTAACTGGAGATATTTCTGGAATTACAGCAAAGGTACAGAAAGTTGTTCTTCCTACCGAAAGTGATGATGTAGAATATATCACGTTATATGTTAAATATTTGGGATCAGATGAAAATTTTGAGTTTACACAATTTGTAGACGGAGAAACACTTTCAAGCACGGAAAATATAGTATATGGTAATACTACTATAGTTGCAGGTTCTCCCTTTGCTTCTACAATTTCTTCAGAATCAACTGCCATAGGTTCTGCAGCTTCTATTGGAGAAGGAGTTTATTTTATCAGAGGTTACTTCGTAAAAGTTGCCCAAGAAACAATTCTTTTGGATTATTATACAAATACTCCATCATATAGAGTCGGACTTCAGATTTCAGAAACTATTGTTAATGCAAAAGAAGATGAGTCATTATATGATAATGCAAAGGGTTTCTCTAATTTTGCATCACCTGGAGCAGACAGATTAAGAATAACTTTATCGTTGTCGAAGAGGGATTTAACTGATACAAATGATACCAATTTTGTAGAATTATTAAGAGTTAGACAAGGTAAAGTAAAAAAAGTATCGACCAAGACAAGTTACAATTTAATTCGTGACTATCTTGCTGAAAGAACTTTTGATGAATCTGGCAATTACACAGTAAGACCATTTGATGTTAATTTAGAAAATTCTCTCAATGACAGATTGGGTAATAATGGAACTTTCCTTGATAGTGAGAAAACTGATGAGGGAAATGTCCCATCAGATGATTTGGCATCAATAAAAATATCTGAGGGTAAAGCATATATTAGTGGTTATGATATTTCAAAGGGTGTAGAGAGTATTCTTGATGTTGAAAAACCTAGAGACACTGATACTATAAAGAATGTATCGGTTCCTTTCAACATGGGTAATATTCTGAGAGTCAATACAGTAACTAATGTTCCTGCACTCAGAAAAACTGTTGATTTATATGGACAACTCAATCAAGGTGGAGTTGTAATTGGACAAGCAAGAGTATATTCTTTTAATCTCACCGATGCTGCATATGCAGATAATACAACTAGTTTTGATCTAAGACTTTATGATATTCAAACATACACCGATATTTCTGTAAACAAAGATCTTACAGTCACAGAATCTGATTTTGTAAAAGGAAAAAGCAGTGGTGCAACTGGATTTGTAACTGCAAGCAATGTTGGCGCACGATTTTTTGTCAGACAAACTTCTGGCAATTTTGCGAAAGGTGAGCAGTTAATCGTTAATGGAGTAGATTCTGGTAAAACTGTAGTATCTACATTAGCATTTAACACTCAAAATATCAAATCAGTAAAACAAACCAATCCACATTCGACTGGAACAGATTTTACTGCCAATTCAATTTTAGAGTCATTCTCAATTCCTCTTAGCAACAGAGACGTTAAACTTCAAGTTGCTTCCGCAGGTGTTTCTACAATGACAATGACACCTGTTCCATTTACAGGAATTTCAACTAGCACTATTGTTAGATATCAGAAAGAAGGTCAATTAGTAGAAACTTTCAATAAAGTTAAAGTAGTTGGAGCAGGTGGAACTTCGTTGGAATTGGAGGCAATTGCTTCTGTTGCTGGTGTTTTTGATGGAACTCTTGTTACTGGATCCGATGTTGTAACCAGAGCAAGATTGGGTGCACCTATCATTAGAGGAAACGGTTCATTATTTGCCGAACTACCAGAGAATAATACATCTTCAATAGACTTATCATCCTCTCAGTTGTATTTTATCGATCAAATAACAGGAAAGACTATATCTGGAAATACTCTTACAGTAAATACTTCTGATCTTACTGGAACACCAACCAATTCATCTTGGGTCAATTTTGACCAAGAAAGATTTACCTTGACCAATAGTAGTGGTGTGATTGCACCTCTATCGTCAGATGCTTTTAGTCAGACTTCAAGTGTAGTAACTATAAAAGGATTAACAAACTCATCCAATAACGTTGTTAATGTAACTGCTCTTAAGAGTGGAATTCAGAGCAAAACCAAAAATTATGATAGAAGTAGAGTTATTTTTGTAAGTGGTTCCAAACTGTCAGAATCTGGATCAGGTATAGCAACTACAAAAAATGATGGACTGTCTTATGTCAAATATTATGGATTGAGAGTTCAAGATGAAGAAATATCTTTGAATTATCCAGATGTTGCTAAAGTAGTTGCAATATATGAATCTTTAGATACTGGAAATCCAACTCTCGATGTCTTCAGATTCCCAGTTGTAGCAAATGTTGGAACAAATGCAATAATCGGTGAAAATATCATTGGATCTACCAGTGGTGCCGTAGCAAGAATTGTTTCTAACAATACTACTACACCTGCAACAAGTAATGCGAATGATTTGGGAGTTGTTTATTTAAACGACAAAACTTTCTCTACAGGAGAAACAATAAAATTTGAAGAATCTAATATTACAACTACATTAGATTCAATCGATCCTGGAAGTTATTCAAATATAACAACTTTATATAAACTCAATAGAGGACAAAAAAGAGAATATTATGATTATTCTAGAATTGTAAGAAATAAAAATGCAGAACAACCATCAAGACGTTTGATGATTGTTTTTGATCATTATACTGTCCCATCGAATGATGATGGAGATGTATTTACCGTCAATAGTTATGATGTAGAAAGATTTGCAAGTGATATTCCAAATATTGGTGGAGTAGTAAGAGCTTCCGATACTCTTGATTTTAGACCTAGAGTAGCAACTTTTAATGCGTCAGGTGCATCAGCATCTCCATTTGATTTCGTTTCTAGAACCAGTACATTTAATACTATTCCTGTAAGACTCTTAGCACCTGATGAGCAATCTGTTGTTGATCAAACATTCTATCTGCCAAGGATCGATAAAGTCTTCTTAGACAAGAATGGTAAATTTATTGTTAAAAAAGGAGAATCTGCTAAAGATCCAAAACCACCACAAGATTTGGGCAACAACTTCTTAGAGTTAGGAGTTATTGAATATCCAGCATATCTCTACGATCCATCAGATGCTCTTATTACTCTAACTGATAGTAGAAGATATACAATGAGAGATATTGGAGATCTTGAAAATCGTGTTGAGAGTCTTGAAAAAGTAACTACATTGTCTTTACTTGAGGTAAGTGCACAAACACTACAAGTTAGAGACGCCGATGGAAATGATAGATTTAAGAGTGGATTCTTTGTAAAGGATTTTTCGAATGCAACAGATGCTGGAGAATTCCTTTCTACCACTTTGGTGGATGAGCAATCAGGAACATTAAATCCAAATATTGCGTCTAATTCTTCAGATTCCTTACTTGGAACAAAAGAGAATACATCTATTCAAGATTTGGAATTGCAACTGGATAAGTATTCAACTCCTACCCTCGAATTATTTGACGAAAATATACAAAAAACAGGTGAAGCACTCACCCTCAAATATGATGAAGTTGATTGGTTGGAGCAATCATTTGCCACCAAGGTTGAAAATGTCAATCCATTCCAAATTGTTGTATATGATGGTGTAGTTGAATTGTTCCCAGAAGTTGACTCATGGACTAGAACAGTTCAACTTGCAGATAGAAATGTAAATCTTGGAGTAACTAGAACAAATAATGTAAATCTAGTTAATAATCTCAATCAAAACTTAACTTCTTCGGTAAGAGTTGCAGGAAGAACTGTGAGGAGAGGTCGTGGTAGATTGATTAGAAGAACATCTAGAGATGTAACGACTACAACAGGTAATACTAGTAGCAGTAGTTCTTCTACTGCTACAGGATCATTTGATACAGTTGATACAACTATCAGAAATGAAGTTGTCGGTACACCCGATGAACTGTTCATGAGGTCTAGAAACTATCAGTTTAAGGCATCCAATCTTAAACCAAATACAAGATACTATCAGTTTATTAACTTCAGAAGTAATGTCGATGTAGTTCCAAAACTCTTGGAAATTTCACCAAATTCTGATCTCAGTGGAACCGGTTCATCAGGTGCATTCTTGCCAGGAGAGACAGTTGTTGGATCTTCGTCGGATGGTACACAAATAATCAGAGTTAGAGTTTCCACACCTAATGAAAAGATTGGTATGTTTGCTGCTGGAAGTGGTAGTTTCCTCAATCCAAGAAATGTATTTGATATCAATCCATACTCTCCTACACAATCTTTAGGTAGTTCTTATAGCTCATCTTCATCAGTTTTAAATATTGACACTGCTTCACTTGCACGTTCAGCAACAAATGAATTTAGTGGATATGTAGAAAAAGGAACTTTATTGGTTGGACAAACCAGTGGTGCTGTTGCTTATGTGAAGGATATCAGATTAATCACTGATAATTATGGTGATGTACAAGGTACTTTCTTTATAAGAGATCCTCATGCAAATCCAAGACCTGAAGTAAGAATAACAACTGGAACTAAAACTTATCGCCTTTCTTCCAGTCCAACTAATGATAAAGGACTTCCAGGAAGTAATGCAATTTCATTTGCAGAAGCAAACTTCACTGCAACTGCTTCATTATTGCAGTTTAGAGCAACTGTAACGTCTCAGACGACAAGAACAAATATTAGTAGTACAGTCAATCTGAACACCAACCTTACTACTCAAAGAGTTCAGAGAGTTACAACAGAAACTTATGCAGATCCATTGGCACAAACATTTACTGTTGGTGGAAATATTCAGGTCAAATCTGATATTGATACAGATGATGATGTAAATGGAGTATTCTTAACTTCTGTTGACTTGTTCTTTGCAACTGTCGATAGTGGTAATGCCCCACTGAGAGTTGAAGTAAGAACAACTGAATTGGGAACTCCAACATTAACAACTATCGGAAAACCAGTAATCCTCACACCGTTTGAAACTATAAATGTTGATGGTGTGCCAACAAGAACACAGGTTATTCAAACTTCATCGACTGGAGAAGTTGCCACCAATGTAAGATTCCCAGAACCAATTTTCCTGGCACCTGGTGCAGAATATGCAATTGTTTTGGTCTCAGATCAGAGCGATGAATATGAAGTATGGACTGCCGTTATGGGCGAAAAGACGGTAAATACACAGAATTTGCCTAATGTCGATCAAGTAATTTATAGCAAGCAATTTGCTCTTGGTTCTCTCTTCAAATCTCAAAATGGTTCTATTTGGACTACAGATCAGAATCAGGATATGAAGTTTAAACTTTATAAGGCAGAATTTGCTGCTACTAGTGGAACAGCATATTTCTACAATTCACCAGTAAATACAACTTCCAATCAAGATAGACCTTTATCTGTAAATCCAATTAGAGTTCTTCCAAAAACTGGAAGAATTGGAATTGTCACAACAACTAATGCACAATTTGATCAGGTTATTTTCGTTGGTAGAAAACTTGCGGGTGTTAATGGCAGAAATGGTTCTGCTATCGTCTCTGCTATTGGTGGCCCGGTAACTGGTGTAACATTAACGGAAGCAGGAGCAAACTATCCCGCAAGTGTCACAAATGAAGTTGTTAGCACTTATAATATTACTGGCAAAGGTAAGAACTTAAAAGTTAAGATTACTACAGATGCTAATGGCGTAATCACTGGGGTTACACATGATTCAACAAATCCAAATGATGGAAGTGGATATCAAGAAGGGGATGTTGTTGGTATTCAAACTTCAACAACTTCATCAGTAACTGGTAGAGATGCGGTAATAACCATCAATGCAGTTACAGGTAAAGATACATTATATCTCACAAACGTTCAGGGCGAATTTGGTGCAAATGGAACTGGACATGAATTTGCAGTTCAAACTGCTGGTTCTGGAATCGGAATAAGTTACTATAGTGATGCTACAACTATTGTTGCTATCGGTGGAACTCACATTATCTCATCTGAAGCAGATGGTGGAGTTAATACTGGAGAATATCTGGAGGTTGAGCACTACAATCATGGAATGTACTCTAATACAAATAAACTTGTAATAGACAATATTCGTTCCGATATTCCACCTACAAGACTGAGTGCAACTCTTGCATCTGATGAAACCACTACTATTAATGTTGTTGATTCTACAAACTTTGCTACTTTTGAGGGAGTTCCTGTAAGTAGTTCTAATAAAGGATTGGTTAAAATTGGAGATGAACTGATATCATATGAAGGAACTGGAAGTGGAACTTTAACTATTGCAACTAGAGGTGCACTTGGCACAAAATCAATTGAACATTCTATTAACAAGTCTGTTGAAAAATATGAAATAGGTGGAGTTTCCTTATCAAGAATTAGTGGGATTACGACTTCTATTGTTGAACCTATAGAAATCGACAGATATCATTTGAAGATCAACAGAACTGATAGAGCCACAGACGGTGATTTGACTGTTGGATCGGATAGTTATCCACAACTTTCATTTAATGATGAAAAGTTAGTTGGTGGGGATAAAGTTTCTGCAACTCAAAACTTTATCTTTGATACTATTATTCCATCCTATAATGTATTGTCACCAGGTGAAGAAACTAATGTTTCTGCAAGAATTAGAACAATAACTGCCACTAGTGTAGATGGTACAGAAGTATCATTCAATGATAATGGATTTGAACGTGTTCAAATAAATCAACCAAATGCATTAAATTCTGTAAGAATGATTGCATCTGATGTAAATGAAAGAGAATACTTGACGGCACTTCCTAGAAATAAATCATTGACAACAGCAATTACGTTTGACTCTACTGATGAAAATAAGATGCTGTCACCTATTTTATATTTGGATAGTGCAGCAAGTATTTTAAACATCAACCGTGTTAATAAACCAATTACCGACTTTACTGGTGATAACAGAGTAAATTCTGTAGTAGATGATCCACATGCTTCTGTATATTATTCTGAGATAGTAAACTTAGAAAATCCCGCAGATTCACTTAAAGTCATTATTGCTGCCGAAAGACCAGAGGGTGCAGATTTCAGAGTTCTTTACACAACCAGAAAAGCAGATTCTGCTGAAATTGAACAATCATATGAGTTGTTCCCAGGTTATGATAATCTGAAGCAAACAACCGAAGGATTATTGGTTGTTGATGAATCTAAGAATAGTGGTCTTCCTGATAGGAGAGTTTCGACAAGTAGAGATGGTGAGTTCTTAGAATATGAATTTACTGCTAACAATTTGGATCTATTTAATTCTTACGGAATTAAAATTGTAGTTTCGGGAACCAATCAAGCAGCAGTTCCACGTTTTGCAGATCTTAGAGTTATTGCAATCAGATGATTAAAGTAAAGGGACATTCAAATTTATATCGTGATGAAGAAACCGGTGCCATCATTAATAGTGATGTTACTGGTTATAATCAATATGTAAATTCTATTGAAACAAAAAATTTACGTAGGAAAGAGTTGGATGAAATGAAAAAAGATATTGATGAAATAAAATCTTTACTCCGTGAGATCTTAAACAAATAGGGTGCTGTTGAAATTAATATAAATAGCTTAAGGTATATTAGCATCATAAAATAATGGCTGTTTATGTATCCAACATTGTGATTGAACAAGGATTTGATTTCGATACATCCTTTCAGTTGGAGGACACACGGACCAATTCACCTTTAGTTTTGACTGATGCGACTACAGAAGCACAGTTGAGAAAATATTATGGTTCATCTACAGCAGTATCTCTCGGATCTACAATAACTAGTCCTGATCTGGGTATTATTTCTATATCTTTGACTGGTGCTCAATCAGTCAATTTGAAACCTGGAAGATATGTGTTTGATGTAAAGATTACAAATGCTGGTAGAGAATACAAAGCTGTAGAGGGCGCAGCACTAGTACGAGGGGGAGTAACCAGGTAATGCCTAATATTAACGATAGGATTGGTTCTCAGAATGTAATCCGCGTTTTATCTAACGCATCGGCACCACCAACACGATTAGTCAACTTAACTGATGTAGACTCCACTCTAAAAACTAGAGATGGAATGATTCTTGTCTGGGATCTTGCGACAGAATCGTTCTACATGACGGATACGATTGATTCGTCAACTTTGGTAATTACTGGTATTGCCACATTTTCCAATACGACAAATTCTACAGCACCGACAAATGGTGCTTTAATTGTTAGTGGTGGACTTGGTGTCGCAAAACACGTAAACATTGGTGAAGGACTTACAGTTGCAGGAGTTTCGACTTTTGCATCTGATTTAGATATAAATGCTGCTGTTGACATATTAAATGGAGTAACTGTAAACTCCACATTCAAGTCAGTTGGTGTTACAACGTTATCTTCTTCTGGTGGCATCACAACCACTGGAGGAGATCTTTATGTTGGTGGAGATCTATATGTACTTGATGATGTTAAATATGATGAAGTAAATGGCAGAAACCTCAATATTACTGGTATTGCCACAATAGGCACTACCTTAGATGTTAACGGAACATTAGATGTTGATGGTAGAACTGAACTTGATATCACTAACATTGCTGAGACACTGAATGTAGTTGGTATCTCCACATTTGCATCTGATGTAGATATTAATGCAAGTATTGATGTTGATGGTAGAACTGAGTTAGATATAACCAATATTGCTGAGACACTTAATGTTGTTGGCATATCTACATTTGCATCTGATGTAGACATTAATGCCTCTGTTGATATTGATGGGCATACTGAACTTGATAATTTAAATGTATCAGGTGTATCAACATTTGCTAGTGCTGTTGATGTCAATTCGACTGCAACTTTTGGTGATGATGTAACCTTTGAAACTGCAAATACAAATAATATCGTCTTTGATAAATCTGCCAATGATTTAACATTTGGTGATAATGTCACTGCCAAGTTTGGTAGTGGTGGAGATTTAAACATATATCATAACGGAACTAATAGCTACATTGATAATAATACCGGACCTCTTTACATTAGAAATAATGTTGATGATGACGATGGTAGTAATATTATTATTGAGGCTAAGTCAGGAAAAGCATCAGCAGTTTTCCAAGATGACGAAGGTGTTAGACTTTACTTTGATAACGCACAGAAATTTGAAACCACTGCCAATGGTATAAACGTAACAGGACATGTTGAAACTGATACGTTAAATGTTTCGGGTCTCTCTACATTTGTAGGCAACGCATCGTTTGCAGGTAATGTTTCTATTGCAGGAACATTGACTTATGAAGACGTAACCAATGTTGATTCGATTGGATTTATCACAGCAAGAAGTGGAATTCATATTGGAAGTCCAAGTATTGGATCGACATTAACATCTAGTGGTGATTTATTAATGAGTAGAAACCTGCGAGTTGCGGGTGTTTCTACTTTTGTTGGAGTCGGTACATTCCAAAATGATCTTTACGTTGGTGGAGATCTCTATGTTTCTGACGATGTAACTATTGATGAACTGAATGTACGTGATGCGAACATAACAGGTATTGCTACCATTGCAACCTTATTAGATGTAACGGGACATGCCGAGTTAGACACATTAAATGTATCAGGTGTATCTACGTTTGTAGGCATTGCAACATTCTCAAATAACGTATTTGTTGTGGGAACACTTGATGCAGGACTTATTGATGGAGGAGAATTCTAATGGCAAAACCCACTACCAGAGATGAACTAAAAGAGTATTGTCTCAGACAACTTGGTGCACCAGTTTTAGAAATAAACGTTGCTGATGAGCAAATTGATGATTTACTGGACGATACTCTTCAGTATTTTAATGAGAGACATTATGATGGTGTAGAAAAAACTTTCTTAAAATATCAAATTACCCAGGATGATATTAACCGTGGAAGGGGTAGTGGATCGGGTTCTGTAGGGGTTACAACAACTGGAGTGGGTATTGTTACTACAACAGGAACTTCGACTAATGTATCTGGTCTGGGAACGGTTACATCAAACTTTTATGAAACATCAAATTTCATTCAAGTTCCAGATTCTGTAATTGGTATCGAAAAAATATTTAAGTTTGACACTAGTAGTATTTCTGGTGGAATGTTTAGTATCAAATATCAATTATTTTTGAATGACTTATATTTCTTCAATTCTGTGGATTTATTGACTTATAGGATGACTAAATCTTATTTGGAAGATATTGATATGTTGTTGACTACAGACAAGCAGATTAGATTCAATCAAAGACAAAATAGATTGTATCTTGATATTGATTGGGATGCACAAGAAGCAAATAATTTCTTAGTTATTGAATGCTACAGAGCATTAGATCCTACAGACTATTCAAAAGTATTCAATGATAGTTTTGTTAAAAAATATCTTACTGCTGCAATTAAAAAGCAATGGGGTCAAAATCTAATTAAGTTTCAGGGAGTAAAACTTCCAGGTGGTATTGAATTAAATGGTAGAGCTATATATGAAGATGGTCAGAGAGAATTGGATGAAATAAGGCAAAGAATGTCATCCGATTATGAACTTCCACCTATGGATCTTATTGGTTAATAGTTATGACTCTAAATCCATTCTTTCTTCAAGGATCTCCGAACGAACAGTTTCTTGTTCAGGATCTCATTAATGAGCAGATACAAATATTTGGTGTAGAGGTATATTATCTACCTAGAAAAATATTCAAAACTGATGATATTATTCGTGAAATTCAATCATCAAAATTCGATGATGTTTTTATGATTGAGGCATATATCAACAATTATGATGGATATGCTCCCGATAGTGATATTATGACCAAGTTTGGTCTTAGATTGAAAAATGAAATAAGTTTGACCATATCCAGAGAAAGATATGAGGAATTTATCGCACCTTTTTTGGAAGGTATTTCTTCTGGTATCAGAGAGGGTAGAATTACCGAATATGACTTTGCAGATTTAATTACAAGACCAAAAGAAGGTGATTTAATTTATTTTCCTCTTGGAGAAAGATTGTTTGAAATTAAAAGAGTTGAACATGAAAAACCTTTTTATCAATTAGGTACAAATTATGTTTATGAGTTAAGTTGTGAACTATATGAATATGAAAATGAACTTATCGATACTGCAATTGAAGAAGTTGATAATACTGTAGAGGACGAAGGATATATTACATCTCTTACACTTGTTGGAACTGCAAGAACTGCAACAGTAACGGCAGGTATATCTTCTGGTGCTGTCACTGAAGTATTCTTGAATAATGATGGTTCTGGATATCAAACAGCACCAACTATAACATTCTCGGCACCACCAGTTGGTTTTATAACGGCAACTGCAGTTGGAATTACAACTCGTGTTGCGAACGTACAATCACTATTGAGAATAGAATTAACTAATGCCGGTTCTGGTTATGTTACACCACCAACAATCACAATAAGTGGTGGTTCAGGAACAGGAGCAGCTGCTACCTGTTCTATTGGCGGAACATTATTTAGTGTCAGTTCTCTTAGTATCACTGATCGTGGAAATGGATATGCTTCTGCACCTGTAGTTACGATTGGTTCTCCTGGAACTGGTACAACTGCAACAGCGATTGCTACAATTAATGCAAACACCGAGGTTGATTCAATCCGCATTCTCAATGCGGGTATTGGTTACACTGAAGGTGAAGCACCAACAGTTTCTGTTGCAGGTTTCTCTACGATTGGTGTTGGGACGTTTATTTACAATGAAATCGTCACTGGAGAACTTTCTGGAACTACGGCAAGAGTTAGAGACTTTAGAACTACAGTATCACCATTCCCAGGTGTTCTTCCTGTTACCAATTTAAGAGTTTCACTAAATACTGGTAAGTTTAGTGTAGGTGAAATAATCGTCGGATCAATTTCTTCCGCTAGATATGTTGTCTCGGATTATGATACTGAAAGTTATGATAACCCATATGATGTCAACGAAGAGATTGAAACAGAAGCAGACGATATTTTAGATTTTACTGAATCAAATCCATTTGGAACTTACTAATGTTAGGAACTTATTTTTATCACGAGATTATAAGAAAGACTATTATTTCTTTTGGAACGTTATTTAATAACATCTCAATTAGACATACTAAAAGTGATGGTAGTATTTTAGATGAAACTAAAGTTGGTCTTTCTTATGGACCAATGCAGAAGTTCTTGGCAAAGATTCAAGAACAAGAACAATTAACAAAATCAATTGCAATCACTCTTCCCAGAATGTCTTTTGAGATGAGTGGTATTCAATATGATCCCACCAGAAAGACTGGAGTAACACAGACATTTAAAGCTGTTGATAAGAACAATGGCAAAATGAAAAAAGTGTTTATGCCAGTTCCCTATAACTTGTCATTTGAATTAAATATTTTCAGTAAGTTAAATGATGATGCACTTCAAATTATAGAACAGGTATTACCATTTTTTCAACCATCATTTAATTTAACTGTAGATTTAGTAAGTTCTATTGGAGAAAAAAGAGATATCC